AAGGAGCTGTTAAGAAAGGTTTTAAAGATTTAGAATTACGGGACTACGTAATGACTAAGTTTAAGAGCATGGAAAACGAAGGACGCGCATACAATCAAGAGAATATGGACATCAACTTCTACAACTCTGAAATCAAACCTCGGTTAGAAGATCAGAACGAACCTGAGTTTAATGCTGTGCTCGCTAATAAAGAGTATGAAGCATATAAAGAAGGTAAGTATGTAAATAAAGACGGACAAGCAATGACACGCGAGATAGCCGAAAAGGGCGAGTCTAGAACAGTTATGGGAGCCGCCGCGCTCAAGTTTGCAAGAGAGAATACCTTTACAGATGACTTAGATGAAAAGACTGTATTTGGTGTTATGGCTAAGCACTTGAACCAGCTAAAGATGAACCCAGCAACTAGCTTTATTTCATTCATTGTGCCCTTTGTCCGCACCCCTACAAATATCCTAAAGTTTGCTCTTGATCGTACTCCAGTCGGTGTTGCGCCTCGTGCACTTATTGGAGACGGCGGTCGTTTTATTGGTAAGCACCTTATGGGCATACAGACTCAGTATAAGTCAGCACTTATGTCAAAAGACCCAGCCATCAGAGCACAAACTATGGGTCAGCTTACTACCGCTGTAGGCATGGGATCTACTCTAATGTATTACTTAGGCACTAACCAAGAGTTCTTTACTGGAGCAGGACCACAAGACGCAGACAGACGAAAGGCTCTTCAAATGGGTGGCTGGCAACCTTACTCAGTTAAAGTAGGTGACAAGTATTACAGCTACCAACGCGCCGACCCTATGTCTACCGTTCTTGGTTTATATGTAGATATGTTTGAAGCATACAAGTATCACGACGTCGACGAAGACACTATGTCCTATTTGTCTGGCGTTATGATGCTCTCATTCATCAACAACATTGCCAACAAGTCATTCTTGCAGGGTATAGATAATATGTTGCAGGTTCTTAGTGACCCTATTGGATCAACTACTAAAGCTGGTGGAGATATTGCCGCTGGATTTGTTCCCAACTATTTCCAACAAATTAAGAACATTGAGACTACTCGTGAGCTTAAGGAAGCCAGAACAATGTGGGATCGCATAATCAAAAGGACACCCTACAGCGACGAGCTAATGCCTAAACGTAACGCGCTTGGAGAAACGATTACAGTCGACAACCCTCCTTATGGTCTTGGTGTAATATCACCAGTCTACATACGTAACGTAAGTGATGATCCTCTCGACCAAGAGATAGCTCGTTTAAACAAGGGCTTTAGTGTCCCTAAGGCTAAGCTAATGAACGCCTTTGATATGCGTCAATCTCGCAACGAAGAAGGTCAAACAGCCTACGACCGCTACCAGCAACTTACTAGCGAGGTAGAACTAAACGGAAGATCACTTCGCAAGGCTCTTAGTGACCTCATGAAAACTCCTTACTACAAGACCTTAGAAGAGGGAACATCAGTAGACCTAGGTAAAGGTATTCAACCGCCTCGCGTAAGAGCGATGCAGAAGATTATTACTAGATACCGCAGGTTTGCTAAAAGCAAGATGCTTAAAGAATTTCCAGAACTTCAAGAAGAAGTAGACGCACTTATCCAACGCAGGAGACAACTATAACCCCCCTAAAATAATTAAAAATGCCTCAAACATATTATGAATACTCTGGCAGTGCCCTATCTGCCACCACTTACAGTGTGCCCTTCAAATACCTAGTCATCGACGATGTTAATGCGCTCGGTTTTAATGGGACTAGCTGGACTGCTCTAGCTCTTCACGCGGTTACTCCACGGGATGCAATCAATAAGACGATTACTTTAGCTTCTGCGCCTATTGGTTCTTACTCTAAACTTAGACTGTATCGTTCGACGACTACGACCCAACTGATTGACTTTCAGAACGGCTCTAGGTTAACGGAGAATGATTTAGATACAGCGTATCAGCAAAGTTTGTTTGTAGCTCAAGAGATAGCTGAAGACTCTAGTACTTCTCAGTTTGCCGCAGTAAGAAAGGCGGGAGCCGAGGCGGGCACTAGTCTATCAAACTTTGCGAGCGAAAAGCTCGTATCGGATGCAACTAACGGGTTAATTGATGGATCAAATACTCTTTTTAATATTACAGCCTTTACCCCACAGACTACAGAAACTGAGGCGTATCGTGTAACAATTAACGGGTTACTTCAGGCTCCAGATTCTTATGCAATTAGTTTAGCTACCCCAAATCTTGTGTTTACGACAGCACCAGCAAGTGGCGCAGAGGTTGTTGTAGTAACAACCGCAAGTTCTGCTAACGCCGCCTTTGTTGACACTTCAACGCTTGAAATTACAAGCTCTAACTCAATTAATGTTAAAGACCTAGGCATAACTAACGCTAAAATAGCGGGTGGTATTACACAGGATAAACTAGTGGGTGGTATTACAAATGCCCAACTAGCTGGGGGTATCACTCAAGATAAACTAGCGGGTGGTATCACAAATGCCCAGTTAGCTGGAAGTATCGCAACAAGCAAACTCGCTGGAGTTATAGATGATGACACCTTTACTACAGGCGTGTCGGCAACCACGTTGGCTAGTTCTGAAAGTATCAAGGCGTATGTAGACAATATAACCGCCAAAGTCTTTAGAAGTGGTTTTGTTTCACTAGGTACTGAGGCGACTGCTTCCTCTCCCATTCTATTTACTCATGGACTAGGTGTGATACCCGACATTGTTACTTTTCAATTAAAATACGTAAGAGTCAATACTGATGGAATAAGTCCTATCACAGCGGATGGATTTACCACTGGTGATATTATAAGTCTAGGCGGTGCTAATCTAGAATCAAATCACCATGGTATGGTTCTAAAACTGACTACATCACAGGTTAAACTTAAAATAGGTGCGAGTGGTCTTTACCTTTTAGGGTTTGATGATGGATACAATCTGGATATTAACCAGTCTTACTGGAACATTCAGTGCATTGCTAGTATATTCCAACCTTAACCTCTTAACCCTCTTAACCTCTTAACCAATGACACCTGAAAGCCCTTACGTGCCTCCCTTTATAGCAACCAGTGGAATTATAGGAACTTTAACCCTAGACCACATTAACACTACGGTAGCTATATGCGTCGGACTACTAACTATGAGCTATTTAGGAATCAAAATATACAAGGAGATTTTTAATACTAAATGATTGAATGGATAGGAGCTTTGTGGCCTGTAGCGGTTGGCTTTGTAAGCCTTGTTATCGTGCTTGCACGTATGCACTACAACATCGAAAGCCTCGGTGAAAAAGTAAAAATACTATTTGATTTTCATAACAATAGAGACGACAAATGAGCGAACCAGCAGAAAGACTACATAACTTACAGGACATTTTAATTGATGAAATGATCCGAAGGATTAAAACAGGGGAAGCCACAGCGGCTGACCTAAGTGCCGCTAGGCAGATGCTTAAGGACAACGGAATACAAGCAGTAACAACCGATGAATCCCCAATGCTAGAGCTGGTTAACAGCCTACCGTTTGACGATGACTCAGAACCCATTAAAGTAAATGAATCGTAATTATCGAAAAGAATATGACTCTTATCACAGCAGTGAGACGCAGAAAAAACGCAGAGCAGGACGAAACAAAGCTAGGCGTTTACTTGTGCGTGAAAAGGGTTCATCAGCTATGAAGGGCAAGGACGTTGATCACGTAGATCGCAACCCAGCAAACAATGCTAGGTCTAACCTTCGCATCTCTTCCAAAAAGAGAAACAGATCTCGAAATAAGTAAGAATGGAAATTCCAGAACAACTCAAGGACTTCAGAAACTTTCTGTTTGTCGCTTGGAAGCACCTTAACCTTCCTAAACCCACAGAAATACAATATGAAATTGCCGACTTCATGCAACATGGACCAAAAAGAGCCATCATTGAAGGATTTCGTGGTGTTGGTAAGTCTTGGATTTGCTCTGCTTACGTGGTGCACCAGTTGTTACTCGACCCCTCCAAAAATATCCTTGTGGTATCAGCCAGTAAGACACGCTCAGACGACTTCAGTACGTTTACTTTAAGGCTCATACACGAGATGCCTATTCTAAAGCATCTTATACCTAATTCTTCTCAGCGATTTAGTAAAATATCCTTTGACGTAGGACCCGCCCCCGCCTCTCATGCCCCCAGTGTTAAATCACTAGGGATAACCAGTCAGCTCACTGGGTCTCGTGCCGATATAATCGTAGCCGACGACATCGAAGTCCCCTCTAACTCAGCGACACACGGGATGCGCTGGAAGTTAGGAGAACAAGTAAAGGAGTTCGACGCTATTTTAAAGCCTCTAGATGGTTCCAAGGTGATATTCTTGGGTACACCCCAGACCGAGGACAGCATATACAACACACTGCTTACACGCGACTACGTAGCACGAATTTGGCCCTCTAGATACATTACTCAGTCCGACAACGAGACACAATACAACAACAACGTATCACCCCTTTGTGTAAACCTAGAGAAACGTGGGAAGTCTACAGAGCCTGTTAGGTTCTCCGACATCGACCTAGATGAACGGGAGCTGTCCTATGGTCGCTCTGGGTTTGCTATGCAGTTCATGCTTAACACGCGTAAGAGTGACTCTGACCGTTACCCCTTGAAGCTCTCTGAGTTGGTGGTGATGGACATTGACAACGAACTAGCCCCAGAGAAGGTCGTATGGGCACACAGTCCAGACCTAGCGTGGGATGGTAGTGTGCCTAATGTGGGCTTTAGTACCGACAGATACCATAGACCTCTAAAGCTCGTGGGTGACCACATAGCGTACACTGGGTGTGTGATGTCGATTGACCCCTCAGGACGAGGGCGAGACGAAACAGCTTGGGCTGTCGTTAAGATGCTTAATGGCTTTCTCTACGTCATAGACGCAGGGGGTATGCAAGGTGGCTATAATGACGACGTTCTAAAGAGTCTTGCAATAAAAGCCAAGAAGTTCCGCGTGAACGAAATCGTCGTCGAAAGTAACTTTGGAGATGGGATGTTTAGCGAGATATTTAAGCCTATCCTTTCTAAGATTCACCCGTGTACCGTTGGCGAAGTAAGACATAGTACCCAGAAGGAGAAACGAATCATCGACACCCTTGAACCGATCATTAACCAACATAGGCTCATCATCGACCCCAAGGTTATAAAGAGCGATTTTGAAACTGCCCAAGGGTACACCCAAGAGACCCAGTTGCATTACCAGTTGTTTTATCAAATGAGTCGCCTCACTTCCGCTAGGGGTGCTATCAGTCATGACGACAGACTGGACGCGCTTAGCATCGCTGTCAACTACTGGGTTGAGCAAATGGCACAGGATGCTGACCTCAAGATTACTGACAGGAAACGAGAGCTGTTAGACGAGGAGATGGCTAAGTTCACAGATGCCTTTTACGGGCGTTCTAAGGGGTCTAGAAGCGCTTACGTTTGGTCGTGAGACTCAGGGGTCGCTCTGGGTGTTTATTTGTGTTCTTAGGGCTTTAAAATCGGTCAGACGACTACGTCGTATACGAACACCTGTTTTATACGCTAAGGGCGTGTCGAATTGACTAGGGACTAATATGGACGAATGATGACGAAGACGATAAGAATGACTTATATCTGTATTTTAGGCTTGACAAGGGTCAACTAAGGTATACCTATAAGTGTCTTAGGGTTTAGAGTTTAAAACGTCTACATCATCTAACTAAGGTCAATTAATGAGTTGACAAAGTAACACTCATCGACCTTAATACCTTTATATTAATACGTGTTGTGTTGTATTATATGTGTATATGGGTCACTTTGAGTTCGCTTGGAGTGACCCTCTTTCTTTTATGGCTCCCTCAGATCAAATTATCGGACTTCTCGGTGAACACTTTAAAAACTATGTGCTCATTGTGCAGGACTACGACCACCCTCACCACTTTGTAATGCACAAATCGGACGTGTTCGCCGCCTCTGGGCTTATTAACGAGGCTCAAAAAGAGCTAAACGCAGAGATTGACGCGGTTGCCGATGGTGCTTTTGAGTGGGTTGACTGGGATTTGTCAGACGACGACGAAGAAACCACGGATTATTAGGTGCAAAAATGTGTTACCTTAACACTATATGTGATTTTTCTCCGATCCCCCATGCCCTTCTTGCGACTGAGTCTCAATCTCGCGCTCGCTCGCGCTGATAGTAAGGGGTAGGGGCACGTAGTGCCACTAGACTTCCTCCTCGTCCACCTTGGGGCACCAATGGTGCACCGCTAGTGCCCTCTGAGTGCCTCGACGAGCCAGCCACGGGTGCTTGCGCGTGTCCGTGTTTGCTGGGGTTTTTTGCCAGCTCCTCTACACGAGAGCACCGCAAGTCCTAGCTGGAGCGTAGCGGAAGCCAGGACGAGGATGCGGGGCTACACGCTGAGGGCACAAAAAAACCCTAGGCATCCGAAGACACCTAGGGTTGGAATAGCAAGCTCCTCTGAATCTACAGAAGTCCAGAAGTATCTAGAACATCGCAGTAACGGTCACCATCCGTGCCCGTATACAACTCAATATACACTACGGCTCCAAGCTCTATAGTCGGCTCATCTACGCGGTTCTTTACCCAAGCATCACGAACGGCTGGCATACCTTGCTCATCAATATACACAACATCACACGCCCATTTCTTTGCGGGCACCTTTGAACCTTTCGGTGCACCATTGCGCCACTGCGTTTTTACACGCGCTTTAGTAACTACACGGTTCTTATCTACTGCGACTTCATTTGTTTCTGTATTATTCATATGTATAAGTGCTTCATATTTTCGGGAAGCTACCGATTTAGTATTAACAACCACAAGCAGACATGCTCTCTGGTCACCAAGACCCAGAGAGTATGATGCAGAGCTACACGCAGAGCTACACGCA